TCCGTCTCGGCAAAGAGAAACCAAATGATATCCACGGTTGTTGTGCTTGTCAGCGAGCACTCTGCCTTTCCTGAATTGACCATTTTTATCTGTACGATCAAGGCTTCTTACTCTTCCCATATTGCTAACTTGGTAGATGCCTTCAAATCCTTCAATATCTTTCCAAACTTCAGTTGAGTTCATAAGTGCACCTCAATCTTTCATCGTCATAAACGAACGCATACAGCAGATGTTTGCCCGTGGTGAAGCCATTCTTAATCTCATAGGGATCATTTGGCTTTGCCGTCCCAAGCTGGCGCCACATAATGCCACGATCATCTTTAAACCGCTCGCTATGATAGTGGCCTGAGTGAAGTTCGTATGTTTTTGCCATATTGAATATTTTTTTGTACTCAAATGGAAAAAGCCCTGTCAGCTTGTCCTTGGCTACATCTCCGTGGGCGAGCATAATGCCAACATGCCCTAGCAAGTATGCACAGCGCCAGTCGGTTGCCGGATTACTGTCATTGAGATCAACGTGTACTTGTGGATAGCGATTTATCAGCGCATAAAGAAAAGCGTATTCGAGATCGCCTGAATGGTTACCGAACACGCTCTTGATTGAGACGCGATTGCTATATTCAATTGCCAGCGGAACAATTTGATCAAACAGCTTCACAGCATCATGGAATGCCTGACGCATGTTTGCGTGATCTAGTTGTGTCCCTCTAACCGTTTGTGTCGCATGAATCTGATCACTATGGAATAGATCTCCTAATTGTTCAATCACAATCTCGCTGTAGCCGTCCATGATGATCTCTCTAAGTTGACTCACCATGTCTTTTAGATCGGCGAATGTTGTCCAGCCAAAATGCAGGTCAGGCAATGGGATGACTAAGTTGCGATCGCCCGATTTCTTCATGCCGTAATTGACCGGAATGATTTTGTCGTTGAACGCTTCAGCCATTTCACTTATCGATAAGCCTTGTTTCGGCTTTACGCGAATATGAATGCTGTACTGCGGAACTGTGCCGTCTTCGGTACTATGCTGCTCATACACTTTGTAGTCGCCTAAGACCATCTCGAACTTATCAGGATCGTATCCACACAACTCCATCAAAGTTCGTGGGTCTTTATTTGGCTCATGCTTGAGTCTCATTAAGGCCGTGACTGTTTGACTACCATCAGCATTAAGAGCGACTTTTCTATCAACGGGTTGGCTGTTTCTATCTGTTTTCGCTAAATCGTGTTCATTCTTTAGCGGTTTTTGGAACTCGATGCCAAGCCGTTTTGCTTTACCTTGAAGCGCATCATAGCTAATCCCGAGCTTATCTGCTGTCTCGCGTCTGGTAAATCCTTCAGAGGCGAGCTTCCTAATGTCACTGATTTGTTCATCTGTCCACTGCATCTACTCGCCTCCGAAAATATAATGTCCGTGAGCAGTTTGATGACGCTGCTCACATTCTCATGAAGAACTTCCCGAGTTCTTAAGCCCTCGGATTAGGCCCCGAAAGCTTTTTTGTTGCTTAAAAAATTTCGATGAGTTAGAATTAAATTGTTCCCAACAGATACTCATTTTCACTCCTTTGTAATACCCTTTCTTTAGGCTCTCGGCCCCCAACCGAGGGCTATTTTAGTATCTTCTATAAGGAATGTGCTAATATATATATGTGAGCAGTGGCCCTTCTCCTCCAAGTCAACCGCTGCTGCTCACACAAGTATTCCGTTTTTTCATTCTTTTGGCTCTTGGACTGGTCTCTGAGGGCTTTTTTAATCCGATTTATTGCTACATGTGTTATACTCTTTTTCGGTACCGTCGTTTCACCTCAGTAAACACCGGTAGCTAGGCCCTCAGTTAATCGCTCAGAGGGCCTTTTTGTTGCACAAAAATAGCACCTCACCGTTTGGCGGAGTGCTTGGGTAAATAAAAAGACGCCGTGGCGTCTTCAATGATTTTTAAAAAATTTATAACCAGCAAAACTTACCGCAACCAATATCACAAATATAAGGATCAACGCTATAAGTAATGTTAAAGCATTCATCTGTTCACCTCATTTGCCTCCTGCTCAATGTCGTTTAATAAGCTCTGATACTCTGTTAAATGTTCAGAAACATCATTAATTTTTGTCTTAACGAGTGTTATGGGCTTAATATCATAACCTGTAAAATCTTTTTTTAAGCTTGAGACAATAGATGCGATATAGGCATACAGCTTAAAATTACTATCAGAGCTTGTATTAGTCCCATTAGAGTTTTGATACATGTACTGCATAAAATTAGACACCAGCGCGATTGATTTTGGCGAACCATATAATGTGGCGCTTTCTATCATCGTGTTAAGTTTCTTTTGAATCTGGTTAGGATTTAAATTACTAAGCTCTGTCGGATTCAGTAAAAGGTGGTTCCAATCTGAATATGCCCTCTTTAAATCGGCTCCTCCAAATTGACGGAAATACGACTCAACCTGTATGTTTCGTGAGTGTTCATAAGCTCTCTCATCGTGTCTCCAGTCTCTAAAAAGCTTTGGAAGTTCCGCAACAAAAACACCGCCAAGGAATGCAAGGACTGTAAAAATTAAGTTAAAAACATTGGCCCAAATAATGTCTTTCATTTCATATCACCTCACAAAAATAGTACCCGATGTTGCCACCGAATACTACTGAGGTGATACATATATTTGCCGTTCGCACCCACTAAGGATAGGCGCAATGTGGCTGGCGGGACTTGCACCCGCTTTATCTCTGTAGTCAGCCACCCAGCTCGCTCGCCCATTGTCAGCTAGGGTCATCGCAAGCTGTGTCCGGTCGCTAAACTGGACAATGTGGCATGCGGGAATCGAACCCGCCTGACTATCTCAGCCAGTCCTCATTGCCACGCCTTGCCACAGCTTTATCATCACTGAGGCTCGGAGGAAAAATGCGGTGTCTCAGGTTTCTCACCTTTGGCACAATACAATCATAAGGGATTTCGTTTTTAGTTCGCCACTCATTTATCAATCAATTAGTCCTCAAATAGTCCTCATTCATCGATCATTTATTGCTCACTACTTTTTCTGGGTGTGACGCCAAAGTACCAGGCCGCTGCTAACAACGCATTTTTCTTTCTGCGTGTGTAGGTTGCTGCAGATATATCGAGAATATTCATTGCATCACCGTCTGGCGTATCTGTTTCTGGCCCATCGCAATAGCGCAGCCTTAACAAACGCTGATGTGATAGTTTCGGCATTGATGCAATACAACTGTCGCACCATTCACAGAACTTACGTGCCGATTCTTGTCTTTCCAAACGCTGCTGTGCATACAGCGGGCGCTGAACAGTGCTGGCAGAAGTTCCGTCTCCCCATGCACTAGTGATCTTTGGATTGACTGGCGCCTTTATGAATCCACGCTCTGCTCGGTATTTATTCAGGATATCTTCGACTGCTTCCCGATCCTTTTCATCGCTAATTGATAAAAGCTCCATCACAAGCGCCACTCCTTATGGTATAATTAAATTTGTAAAAGTTTTGGGGATAAGCGTGCCTTCGTGGTGCGCTTTTTTGATGCCTTAAACGTGCGTTCAACATGTGCGTTTGCTATACTGTCATTGGAGGCCAACTCCTAATCTTTGATTCACTCTCAATCGTACGTCTGGCCTCCGGCGCGTCCTTCACCAGACGCGCTTTTTGTTTACAATCATTTTCCTCTTTTCCAGTTAGCCCACGCCCATATTGCAGCACCTGCGATTAGCAATATAACGGCAATCATCATTTCTACTTATTTAGCCAATGAAGGAATGCAAACAGTATTGCCGCAAGGACAATGCAGACGATGAGCAAATTCATATATATCTCCAATGGAGGCGCATTCCACATTCCGTTTATTATCTGTTTCATTTCTCCGCCTCCTCGCCAGAAACTTCTCGCAGCATGGTGTCGAATCCAACTGAATGGCCTACTTTTGTGAAACGCTCGTCCACGTCTTTTTTGTCAAACATTGCGTCTTCAATTAGTCCGCGATTAGATCTCAAAGTGTGCACATATTTCTTCCCGCGCCGAATGAAAATGAAGTCTCGCCATTTTGGGTCGCTCACCCACGGGTTTCGAATGATGTCGCCTTTAACTAACTTCATTTTTCCGCCTCCAATTTCACGATTTCGCCGGTTTCCTCAACGCGCCAGACACCTAGCACCCATGCACGGGCAAAAACATCTGAATTGCGCTCATCGTATGCCCATGGGCGCGTAACCCATCGCATCACTTACATTGCCAATACCGCCTTCGCCTTTGCACCATCTGATATAATCACTAACTTCTTTCGGAATCACCGGCAGATCGTCTGGCAAGGAATTGTCATAACGTTTCTTGTACCCATCCAATGTTTCCCTAGGCCAACCATTGAAGAACACCTGATAGCCAGCAAGACGGTTCCAAACCGCCTCGAACACGTCACGCTTCGTCTCATTGCTCATCGTCAGTCACCTCTTCGCGCTCACAGTTTTCCAGATGCCGCTGCTTGATTTCGTCCATCGTGAACTCTGTTTCTGGCAGGCCAGCACCGCCTTGCACAAACGAGAGGGTGCCATCCTCACGTTTTCGGTAGAACAAGGCCGGCAGGTCAATACCGTAAACCTTAACTCGATAAAGTTTATCTGGCTCAATCGCATCCACGGCCGTATCGATCGTGGTAACCATTCGTACAAAATCAGCTTTTGATATATCCACTTTGTCCAGCATGTTCAAGATCTTCATCTTAGCTTCGTTTTTATTCATGGTCTTGTTCCTCCTTGTCCAATACATCCTAGCTTTCCTTCCGCAGCGCCGCTTGGTGTGGTGATGTACTCCTACTCAAATTCGATTGCTGGTATGTTCAGATTCTCAATCAAGCCAAGGCGTTCCAACCGCTCATAGTTGAGACGCTCGCAGTATAAATCCGCTTCGTACTGAGAACTGAATTCCTTTATTTTGGTTTCACCATTGCGACCCACAATCTTGAATTTCATTTTTTTATCGGTCCTATCCAGTTGGCTCATTTCTTCAAAATGTTTACTCATTTTTCGTCCTCCTGTTTGATTGGCACCAGTTTGTAGTCCACATCTTCGTACATGACGCCTACAACCTTGCCAGTCTCTTTGCTGACGTAGATGTCATCGAACGTGTCGTCTCCTGTTTTCATCGGTCGGCCTCCTAAAGCTGTTCTTCCGTGAATAGTCCTGTGTGATAGTCATATCTAGCAATCGTGACCGGTATTTTGTATCTGATCATGAACAGCAGCATTCGCAGTCTGGCATCGGTGGTCAAAGTCGCGTTTCCGCCTTTAACGTCAACAACCTTTGCAAGCTTTTCACCGTCATAAAAACAGAAATCAGGCTTGTATTTTCTTGCCGAGTATCGTTTGCCATTGAGCTTGAAAGCAGACAGAATCTCAAACGGCTCTTGCATCGTGATCTTCTGCGGCTTGTTGCGAATCAGCTGATAGTAAGCACCCT